CCTACGACACCTTGCAGGGTGTGTCGAACCGTCACCTATAGCTTTTCCTTTTGATGTCTCCATCTCAACTCTGATATTCCACGGACTCAGAGTGACCTCTTCCCCCCAGCAGTTGCCCTCGGGGAATTGGCCGTAGCCACTTTGTTTAGTTGTCAACCTCACGATTGCGAATATTCACGGTGTACTAATCCCGTTTCAATCCCTATAGTCCCATTGCTGGGGTTATCTAACGACGCTAAACCGCCGTGTCTGTTTATAATCTCCTTTTGGAAAGGATTACACCCGAAGATGTAATTCAAAGTCGACATATAAACACGACCAATATTTCAAAGAACTCTGACAAAATTAAAACAAATATTTCAATATGTCAAACACTTTTAACAAAATTTCTGATTTCTCAGTAGGGTAAAGTATAAATATTACCTTATCTGTCAAAAGTTATACGAAGATAAGAAAAAAAACCTTTCGGTCAAGTAGTTTTCTTATTTTTTTTAGATATTTCCTTAAAAAGTAAGGACATTGGGTTGTAGGATAACTTAAAGTATCCACTGTATCTGTCTTTTGGTCCATCAACGGGCCATACCCTTTTCATCAAAGTTAGATTTAAGTGCTTCCAATTTATCACTCGCTGAAGCCATCTTATCAACTAACCCATCCATCTCTTCCAAGTGTTGAGGGTGTTCACCAATTCCAACGGAATTATTAAAGTAAACTTCCAATGTTGCTTTTGCTTCCAACAGTTCTGCTTCGTATTTCGCTACGAGGGCTTTGTACATTAAACTCATTTTAGTATAATATTTAGTAATTTATTAAATTGTTCTGTCATTGGAGAAGGTAACTCATCTTTACCGAAGTATCCACACTCTGTGTGTTCGTCACCATCCTTAGCACTATCTAAGTCAGGATAAATCTCTTCGTCACAATCATAAAGGAAACAATACATCTCACCCTTAATCTTACTACCGTCTCTATTTGTTCTTTTAATTATACCACAAAATTCTGGTACTTTCAACAGATTGATGTTAGTTTCTTCATAAAACTCTCTCATCGCACCTCTTAATGGGTCTTCACCCTCTTCTACACTACCAGCAGGACACGACCAATGACCAGGTAATGACCCCTCAGCATTTCTTTTACAAAGTAAAACCTTATTGTTACATCTAACAATTACTCCTCCGTATTTGTTCATATTATACTCTTTTAGATATTTATAAATATGACTATAACTATAGGTGAAAATAAAATAAGTGTCAAACTTTGTGTAACAAAGGAAGCAATTACTAAAGGAATGCAGGGTCAACGTTTCAACGAGGACTTCCAAGGTATGTATTTCCTTATGCCGACCAAAGGTGAGCAATCGTTTTGGATGTACGATTGTGTCATTCCTTTAGACATTATTTTTATCAATAATGATGAGGTTGATACCATTCACGAAAACTGTCCTATCTGTACAGATGAGTTGGAATGTGAATCCTATAAAGGTTATGGTGACAAAATATTGGAACTACCAGCTGGCATGTCGAAACAGTTGGACATAAAAAAAGGAGACATCGTCTCCTTCTCTTTATTCTGATTTACTTCCGTCAATCTTTTCTCTCAACTTTCTGTAGAACTCCTGTCCTATCATCTTTGAGAACTTAACATATGGTGCATCACCACTGTCTTTATTGTATTTGTATTTTCCTTGAGGTGGTCTCTTACTTCTACCAAAATAATTCAACGCTGAAATGTTTGTGATACATTTGTGTCCACCTGAGTTTGCTTGAATCATCTCCCAAGCAGGGACACCCAACTTATCCAACAACGCCATTTCATCTTCACTCAATTCACTGAAAGACTTATCCATAACCTGTTTTAGGTTTTCCATATATGCATCACCACCTTCCATACTTCTAATCTTATCACCATAGAATGCTTCCAAATCAGCGTTGGTGAAACCTACAGACTCAGAACCAAAGTCTTTAGCCGATTCTGAAATCCATTTGATTGTTGATAAAGGAATGATTTTCTCTCTTAACTTCGCTTCCCACTTACCCAATACTTCCTGAGCAATCTCACCCAAGTTTACACCTTTGAGTTCTCTCTCTTTCTTAAATGGGTTACACGATGCTTGAACCAATCCCATCGGCCAAACAGTAATTAAGAAGTCAGCGTCAGGATGTAACTTAAATGGTGTGTATCTATCGTATGAACCTGGTTTGAACATTCTACCACCACCATACTGATAAATGATACCATCTTGGTAGTTTAGATTAGGGTCCTCACTTCTTTGTTTCACATAATCTTCTTGGTTACCCGCCATCATCGCAGCAGATGCATAATTTTCTCTGTCAGCAATTCTTCTAATGTTTTGGAAGATATTCAATAATGATGGTTTTGATGTCATCACCAACTCTTCCATAAAACCTGGTTTGTTCTTATACGCCAACATCAATTTGTTTGTCGCTAATCCCAAAGCCATTCTGTTTTTCTGTAAAGACTTATCCTTATCCAAACGGAAGATGAAATTCATAATATCTTGTGGTTCCAAACCATACTTAGCAAAGTCAGCAGAATCCACAGTAGAAATCAATGTGATATCCTCAGAAGGGAAGATATCCTTTGGTGACATAATATCGGAAATGGTAGCAACATTTGAACGTGACGGTCTGAATGAAGTTGCCGTATCACCCTCAACACCACTTTGAGAATCATGGTGGTCAGTATGGATAACGAACATCGGTTTACCGTGAGCAAAGTCAACCAACACAGGCATCGTATCACCTGTAGCGTCTTGCTTCTTAACCGCAAACTCCTTATCACCGTATTGAATGATTTCAGCATCAACCACTTTGATACCGTTATCCTCCAAATAGTTTTTCATTGCCAAAGCAGTCGTTACACCATCCAAATCTTGGTGGAAGTAAATCTTCGCTTTCTTATATCTCTTGGCTAGTTCACCTATATTACGTAAACCCGATTCATTAATTAATTGTTTCATTATGATAAAAATATTTCACTTTCTTTATTTCTTCTGTCAACACCGCCCGCAGTTCTAAATGATTTGATTTGTTCCGCAGCTCTTTTCATATCACCTTTCTTCACACTTTGAATGAAATCCGATGTCCTTACCGCATCACAACCAGCATTAAATACTAACGATACCAAAGCATCAAATTGTCCTTGAGTAATTTCGTAATTTAATCCTTTTGACTTCCACTCTTTGAAGATTCTTCTCACACAATCCGCAGATTCCGCAGCATCGTCATATAAGAATTTCAACGCAATATCATTAGATATCTTCATACCTTTAATCACACCCTCAGTATGACCATAACCTATGGTCCAAATACCTTTAGTGTCCTTATATGCTTTTAACATTGGCTCTTTGATACCCCCGACTCTTTTCTTTGGATTACCCTCAAAGTTTTTAATGTTATCCCAAAAGACCTGACTCGCCTTCATAACCGAACCATCTTTCTTCTGTTCCATCAAATAACCCTTTTTTGTTGCCGTTTCGTGTAGAGTCAATATTCTTTTCTTTTCTGACTCATCTATCCTGTGTGGTCTCATTTACAAAATCTTTACTAATAAATATCCATATAAAGAAAAAACCCCTTATTTAGGGGTTTTACTTAAAAGTGATACTGAGCAAGATAAAATATTATCGAACCAAGCTCTTTCAGGTCCTTCTAATTGGTCTTTCTCAAACCACACAACTTCATTGTCAGTGGTGGTAATAATTAGTGTCTCATTATCAATTACCTTAATGTTTTGAATGCTCATCTACTACGATTTCTAATTGCTGTTGGTTTAGTTTATACTCTTTGAGTCTTTCCTTAGCAACCTTTACATAGTTTTGTGAGATGTCACAACCCAACCACGGTCTTCCCAACATCTCAGCAGCTAAACATGTAGTACCAGAACCATTGAATGGGTCAAAGACCACATCCTCTTTGTATGATAATATCTTAATCGCTCGATAAGGAATGTCTAATGAGAATGTCGCCTTAGTCTTTTGTTGTGTATCTGCAAAATAATTCCATTGTCCAAATACCAATGACATAAAGTCTTTCTTATCCTTCTCATCGTAGACCAACTTCTTTCTGAACTCTCCTTCAATCTTTTCGTTGGGTACCATCTGATACTCACCTTCCCATTGAGG